CGCCGAGGTTGAACACCCCGATCAGCGACCAGGTAGCCGCCGTATCCGGGTCTGTTCCGGCATAGACGATGATCTGGCCGCGAGAGGTGACGAACACCGCGTAATCATCGGGCCCGTCGCCAGCATCGCGCGACCATGTTCCCATTGCGACGAGATAGCCACCATGCGACATCAGGCCCCCGAGTTCAAACTCCGTTGCCGCGCCGCCGATCGAGTCCGGGTCGAGATACGCAGCCTTGGTACTGTCGCTGAGGACGAACCAGAGGCGGTTTTTGTGCACGTTCACGTTGACGATATCGCCAGGAGAGATGCCCGTAATAGCAGGGGTTGCCGCGAAAGCCGTGCCGTTATAGACGAACGGATCATCAGCCCCGTTGCAGCACCACGCGAAATGCCCGCCTGTCGTGGTGAAATTGACGTACTGAATGCGGCTGTTGGCAAGCCCGGTGATCACGCCATCCGGGGTAGCATCGTGGGTATCGGATGCCGTGACCTCGTAGAGCTTGCCGTCTGCTGCCGCGAAGAGCTTGCTGCCGAGAACGCCGTTGTAGACAATCAGCGTTTCTACCGGTTCCGTGACAGAGGTCGGGCGGTGAAGCTTGAAACCCTTGCGGATCTCGACATATTCGGCCTGCGGAAACCAGTTATCGAGCGTGATGGCGCGCTTCGGGGACATCTCAGCCAATGGCGAAGACGTGTCCCATCCCTCCGTGGGCGCAGGGAGAGACACCCCGCGCGACACTCTCTGTCGCTGAGGATTTCGGCGCAGCGCTTGCAGCATTTTATAAGTTCCACGATCCGTCGGCGATGCCTGGGTAGCGAGGGCGCCCGTAATCGACGCGCTGGGCGAAGTTCACCGTCCGCTTCGAACCATCACGCCCGAGGGCCTGTGAAACCTGAAGCTCATAGGTGCGGAATGCTTCTGCGTAATCGAAGCCCTTGGCCTTGAGGAAGCGCCAAATGACGCCGAGGGTGATCAACTCTTCATCAAGGATCGAAGTGTCTGTGTCAGCCGAGAACGCCGTAAGCGGCTGGTCGTCGGTGTTCAGAACCCATTCGTTTGAGATGTACTCGAAGGCGTAGATATCGCCGGCAGCCGGAACCGGGATCATGAGAATGGAGCCACCACGGATGCGGTAGCTGTCATACAGCACCGTGGCGAGGATGGATTTCTGCTCCTGCCATTCCTTCGGGCTGAGAGGGCCGACGACCTGGCGCTTCTGCGTCCGGTTGTAGAACGTCTCATTCAGCATGTGATCGTAGTCGGACGGGACGACGCCAGTTTGCTCTTCCTGCGCAATCGCCGTGAACGTCACCTCTTTCGTGAGTTTTTCCCACGTGCCACGACGCATAAGCTCCTTGCCCTCTTGATTGGCGAGGGCTCGCATCTGGCGGGCAGTTTCCCCAGGATTGGAGAATACACTGGTCCCGCCAAGTGCTACTGCTATGCGATCCGTGGCGTTGGCGACGATCGTTGCGATTGTCATTCGGTGTCATCCGCTTTCGGAGGGCGACCGCGGCGCGGCGCTTCGGGCTTCTCGGTCAGCTCCTTCAGCAGCTCAAGCGCTGCATCCAGTTCTTCCCGCATGCTCTTGTTTTCCTCGCGCAACTGGGCAACCTCGTTGGCGACCGGCGCGGTATTGGCGCGGGCTTCCAGGAAGGCCTTGGCGCGGCCGTGAATTTGACGAATGCCGGGAATGCCCAGCTTGATCAGATCGGAATCCGACGTGTTGATCAGGTCTTCGAGGCTGCGAACGTGCCGATCCTTCAGCACCCGAGCCTGTTCAGGAGTGAGACCCGGCCATGCGTCGAGGGCGTAGCCGTTTACTGGCGCCTCGGTCTTGGCCTTCCATGCCTCGTAATAGGGCTTCAGAGCGCCCCACTTCATGTCATCCCGCATGACGCGAGCAACCTTGTCGCTGGTCTCGCTGCCGTTCTGCGTGCCCTTTTTGACCCAAGTCACCCAGTCAACGCCGCGAAGCTCTTCCTGGCCCTCTACCTGTTCGTAGTCGGTCCAGAACTTCAGCGGGTAGATATGCGCGAGACGCGCGGTTTCATCGACGATTTCCATTGCCATTCTCCGATTGTGGGCGCCTGCTAGGCGTTGCCGTCAAAAGAAAGAGGCGCCCCGAAGAGCGCCCCTCATGTTTCCCGTTACGGGCAGGTGACAAAGACGATCTTTGCCGATGCATCGACTGCAATGGCGCAGATGTGGTCAGTGACCGCCGCAGATACGTCCAGAGTGCCATCGGTCGAGCCGACAGGGGTCAGAGCGTTGCCGTCAGCGCCTGCGGTCAGAGCCGTGGTGAGCGTGGCCGGGCCACGGGTCTGGATCCAGCAATATTCGCCATCGCCGGGAGCCGACATCAGCACGCCAGCGCCTACTGCTGCCGAGTCCGACAGGTCAGACGTGACGACAGACGTTGCACCTGCCGAAGCGCCAGACGGAGCGTAGTAGTAGGCGAAGTTGCCAGCTACAGCCGCAACCGGGCCAGCGCCCGTATCATACTGCACGAAGCGGTATTCCTTGCCGTCCTGGTCGGTGAAACGGTCACCGATGCCAGGAACAGTGCCGGCTTCAGAGCCGGTCAGCGAGGCGTAGACCTTCGTGAGGTTTGCACCAATGATGTTGGTCATTGTCGTTTCTCCTTAAGCCGCGTCGATCAGCACGCCCTGAAGCGCACGGTTCGAGCAGGTGAGCTGGCCCTGCCAGATGATCGGAATGACGACGGCGTCCTGGTTGACAGACATCTTCTCGTCGAGCGTCTGCCAGTTGGCGTCACGGTGGACGACCATTTCCAGGTATTCGCTGTTGAGGAAGTACATCTTCTCGCCAGTGGTGGCGAAGTTGGCGTTGTCGTCGAAGATCACGTCAGCGGTGACGAACTTGAGCGACTGGAAGCCGGCCGTCGCGGACTCTGCCGACGCATAGCGCTGGAGATCCTGAAGGCTTTCCCAGTAGAACGAGAAGAAGTCATGCGTCGAAACCAGAAGATCCGGCTTGTCAGCGCCGCGGACGAGCTGGAGCCAAAGCGCGTTCATGTAGCCCTTGATGTTGGACTTAGTGACCGTGTTGGTGCCAGGCGCTTCGTAGAACTTGTTCTTCCAGAAGGTGTAGGTTGTCGAATTGATGCCACCAACGGTGCCAGTGCCGGCGTTCTGGATGATGTGGGCAAGACCGCCCATCTGGTTCGTCAGCGAGCCGTCCGAATACAGGTCCAGAGACATGTTGTTCGAGGCGGTGCGCATCGCGTTGCGGGTACGGGCTGCGGCCAGATCGATGATCTGCTCTTTCCCGTTGTTCATGCGGAGTTCGCGGCCGGAAGCCGTGATGTGTACCGCGGCCTGCACCCAGTCGTATTTTGCCGCCGACAGAACGTCGGATGCCTGCACGTTCAGGGTGTCGTAACCAGCATACCTTTGGTAGGTGCTGTTTTCCGCGTAGTCGAGCGGGCGAACGATTTCGTAGCCGCCAGACAGTTTCTTGATCTTCCCGCGCTGCTTCAGGCGCGAGTAGAGGGCGTTGTTTTTGCT